CGGAATAAGCTGGCTAATATGTCCAAAAGTGAGCGGGTCTGGGGAAATGCTCTGATGAGAGCAGCCATCTTGGTGCACCCTGTTTCACTTCCACGTCTATTGGAAAGGGGCTCATCCTGCAAAATGGATGACACCGCCATTCGGAGCTTGGTAACAATGGTACTAAGGTTCCCTCGGGATCCTAAGGAAATTGCTAATGCCTGGAGACGGGCAGCTTTGCACCCATTGGAGGTAGACGAGCCTATCCCATTTCGCGGTACCCTGGCGTTGAGGCAGTTTGGGTCAGTAAGACGCCGGGTGGCCCTGTTCCAACTTTCACGAGTTGGGCGGGCAGGACCCTATCCCTTGGGGGAGAAGGTTTTGACTGCACTCCGACAGCATAAAGCGGACATGACTGTAAAGGTCACGATTCCAAGGAGGAATCGGTTCGCACTAGAAAGATTTGCTTCAAGGTGGGCGCACTCGAAGGAGTTGCCACCACTGTCGGCATCCTATGGCACAAGCGGGGGAACGACGACATCCCGGGCTAAGGGTGGTTGGAGGATGGGGGTGCGGCAGGCTGTCATGGCCTTGTGCGCGCGAAACTTTACTTTAGACGAGCTCATAAGTCTCAGTGATCTAGTCAGCGAATTTACCTTTCCGTTTGTACCTTTTCGAAGGGAGGATTGGGACGATTCCCTGGCAATGGATCAGGACGAGGGGCCGAAAACCATGAATGGGGGGGCTGCACTGTTCGTTTGGAGGAAACAGTATAGCGAAACCCTGGGTTATGCGCAGGCAGACTTCTTAAACTACCAACGTGGTCATTTGCTAGCTATTGCAGCTTGTGTTGAGTCTGTCATCCAAACCCTAGTGGATCGGCCGGAGCACCCGGACGTGGTTGGCTGTGTCACAATACTGGAGAAATCCGAGAAAGTTCGACTAGTAACGCCCAACAAAGATGTTGTGGCTTTCGTCGGATCTTTGTTTAACAGCTGGCTATTGGGACTGCTTAAGCAGGACCCGCGGACAAACCCGTTCGAGGAACCGAAAGAACTGGCCCCAGCGGGGGTCACCATTCCAGTAGGTTTCGTAATTCGTTCGGTAGATCTGGTTCGGGCAAGCGACAAGATAAGTGGCCAGGACCACAAGGGTATCCTTAGGGGTATTCTTAGAGGTCTTGGGATCCCACTGTCAAGTTCGTTTGGGCGCACACTTCTCTTCTACAGCAGAGCTGTGGTGGTTCGGGGTAAATACCCTGGCGGGGAGGTGTTTGAATTCCTTACACAGGGACAACCAGCAATGGGCCGAGGGCCTACCTGGCCTGTCTTAAGCATCTATACCTTATGGTGTGTGATCGCTGCAAAGGCAGAATGTTCTCGAGTCGTAGGGGATGATGCTTTGTTTGCATCATCGGAGCAAGGCTCTAATTCATTTGATGAGAGGCTTTCGATTCATGGCGGAGAGGTTAACAACCTCAAGGATGTCACTTCGGAGATCGGA